CCCATTTCTGCCATCTGCCTCAACGGATTGTGTAGATTGATCCCTTTCTTCGCATAATGCTTTTGTGTCTCTATGAATGTTTCTGCTTTCCGAGGCGTGTTCCAATCGAATGCATTCGGTGTCGGGATTAAACCTAACATCACTTTTGTCGGAAGATCTTGAGCCGTTCCCTTGTACCCTCTGCCCTGCGCACCTTTCCAATCTCTTGCCTGCGTGGTAGGCAACAAACCAAATTCGTTCGCGTTTGTGAGGGGCATTTGTCGAGCATGCAGGTATAAGAACGGGCGCGACTTTATAACCAATATTTTCCAAATCAGTACACACTTCGTCGAATACCATTCCCCTGTTCCAGTTAACAATGCCGCGAACGTTTTCTCCCACGACGAAACGTGGGGCAATTTCTGCAATTGCTCGACACATTTGTGGCCACAAATGGCGTTCATCATCTTTGCCTTTTCGCTGTCCTGCACTGCTGTATGGCTGACAAGGGAATCCACCCGAAATAACGTCAATTGTTCCATTGTGTTTGGTAAAATCAGTTTTAGTAATATCCGTGTATTGAATAGCATTAGGCCAATAGTGATGCAGTACTCGTTGTCCAAATGGATTGATTTCGCAATGAAAAACATTCTCCCATCCCATCCATTCTGCCGCAAGGTCAAATCCACCTATTCCCGAAAATAATGAACCGTGCGTCATAGTGGTCTCCAATTAACTTGTTCACGTTCGATGTTCGCGAGGATAGTACCTGCGATTGCTTCTTGTTGGTCGGGCGTTGCATCGTGAACATCAATGGAGAACTTGATGCTTCCGTTCGTGTGACGCAATAGGGTGAACTCCCATTCAATTTTTTCGCAATGTGGGAACGCTATGAAGATAGTACCCGAAAAGAATTCAGTTTTCTTGTGTGGCTTGTCAGAAATGGTTATCATAATTATGGTTTTAATGTTTTAATAAGTGATTTGTAATGTGTTATTTTCTCTTTGATTTCGTCGATTGTAAGTCGTAATTCGGTGTTTCGTAGCGTGTAGAGTTCATTGAATTGACTCGTTCCGATTCGGCTCGGTAAGTTGTGCGCATATTCGATGAGATTTCCGTGACGATGTTGGTTGCAATGGGTGCATTGTCCGTGTACGTTTTGTTCGTGGTACCGTAGATTTGGGTAATTTCCAACGGAAAAAAAATGGCCGGCATCATACTTACCGTGCAATGGTCGACCGCAAGAGATACATGGTTTTCCCCGATCGCGCAGTCGGATGTACGTATTGAATACTTGCTGAAGTTCTTTGCGCCACTGACTTGCAGGCTTGAGGTCTTCTCGTTTCTTTTTGATTTCATCTTTGTTCTTCTTCGTTTTTTTTTGATTAGCGTATTCAATAATGCACAATGAATTTGTGCAGGTGACTTGTAGTGATGAGTATGTTGGCTCAAATAGTTGTCGGCAAATCTTACATTTCCGCATAATAATCAACGACCTTTTTTATGTAGTCGTTGTGAAGATACCACGAATACGGATATGCAACATAGCGTCGACCGATAGGTGACCAGTAACGTTCGATGCTTCCGCAATAGATACATGAAAAATCGTCGAACTTGAATAGATACTTGTTGTCTATGATGCATTCGAAGCCATCATCTTCAGTGAGGTAGAATCGTGGATTCATTAGAAAAAGTTTTGAGTATTAAGGTCAGTGTATTTCATGATGCTTGCATTGAAGCTTATCGGTACGGCTCCCGTTCCGCCATTGCGTTGCTTTGAGACGATGTACTCGGCGTAGCCTTGGATGCCTCCTTCGACTTGCATTCCATAATATTCGGGTCGGAATAAGAAGGTAACGATGTCTGCATCTTGTTCCAATGAACCCGATTCGCGTAGGTCACTTATCATCGGCTTCTTGTCGCTACGAGATTCAACCGCTCGTGATAATTGAGCAAGGACAACCATAGGAATGTTGTTCTCTTTTGCAATCAACTTAAGATTTCGTGAGATAGTAGATAACTCTTGCTCCCGATTAGCGTTACGATTTCCGTTTTTTCCGACCGACATCAATTGTATGTAGTCAACGAAAACGATTTCGACTCTATGCTTCGCGATGAGATTCTTGATTTTGTTCGATAAGTCGAACACGGATAAGTCAGCGGAGTCATCTATATAGATAGGCAAGCGATTCACTTGGTCTAAATAGTGGTAATAAAGTCGGAGCGTGTCATCGTCAAGCTTGTATTTCATTAATTTCTCGCTTGGGATACCTGTCATCATTGACATCAGTCGATACACAACTTGAACGCTACTCATCTCAAGTGAAAAGAACGCTACTGAAGTACCTTGCTTCGCAAGTTCAAGAACTTCGGTCAACGCCATTGCTGTTTTTCCCATACCTGGTCGGCCGGCCATATACATCAAATCGCTCTTTTGATGACCGCCGATAAGCGTGTCGATAGCCTTAATGCTTGTCGAGTAGCCACTGATGGTTTTGTTTGATAGCGATCGAGCCACGATGGACTCTGTTGCTTCGGGAGTAATGACCGACACGTGTACTGCATCTCGTTTGTTTGCTCCTCCGAACGTGTTATTGAGCGTGGTTAGGACTTCCCCGTAGATATCAAAGATGTCCACGCCTAAATCAAAAGCTTTGGTTGATACATCAGCCGATAAGCGAATCAGCGTTCTGCGTATCCAAAGTTCATTTAGTGTTAATGCCCATACTTCGAGATTCGCGGATGAGGCAACTCGGCTCGTCAAATTGGAGATATAAAGTTGATATCCTTCGAATTCTAATTTGAGCGTTTTAAGCGACTTAATCGTGGTCAGTAGGTCTATGGGTTCACTTTTGCGAGATAGTTCAGCCATCGCCTTAAAAATGCGTTTATTGCGGTCATCATAGAACTTTTCTTCAGTCAATTGAGTTGCGACCTTGGTCATCGCATCTCGGTCAAGTAGAATTGCGCCGAGAATTACGTTCTCAAGTTCAAGATCTTGGGGAAGTGATTGGTGCATAGGTTGTGTTGCTTATAGGTTTTTGGGTTTTGTATTTATCATCGAACCAAACTCCACGCATTTTTTGTTTCCAATTACGTACTGGTTGACCCTTCGAGTCCTTCCAATTCGCATCTGCGTAGTAGTTGAAAACGTGCGTAGCGTGTGTTGATGGATAGCCATTGATTTCAAAGTAGGCTATTACTTCTTGAATAGTTGGAGCGATAAACTTGTTCTTCTCCTTATTCTTTTTATTTATAATTATATCTTCATTTTCATTTTCCATATGTCGAACATATGTTTTAGATATGTTTTTCATATGTTTATTCTTATTAGATTTCAATCGATTATTACGTCTTGATTCGGCAAATGCGGCACGTTTTAAGACTTCAATGCGCAGTCTTTCGTTGAATAATGACCCATCTTCATCGACCGAAAACTTGCTCACTACCGACTTGTAAATGTCACTTGATAAACATATCTTCATCATGTGTTTATCAGTCAACGAACCCTTGCTTGCTTGGTGGCATAGGCATCGTATATACGCACCAACTTCATCGTTGGTCATATCATCAGTACCTACTAAAAAATCTTGATAGTAGAATAGAAATGCAGGGTCTTTAGCCATGGTTCATCCAACTATTAATGATTTCTAACTTGATCGATTGAGCCTTCTCAATGGATTGAAGTAAGTCCTCTGCATCTTGAATTGAAAACAAAATTGGACATACATGAACCATACGGTGTTCGGGTTGACGTGGATCGAACGAAGCGAACAACCACATGGGCATTTTATGCACTATCATGTTGAGCATGATTTGCCAATAGTAGTCGGGTGCGATATCCTTCAAGGAATCGCTATCAGTGACCTTGCTATGCTCATAGTGATTAACCGAGTTGAATGGACACTTTACCTCAATTCCAACTTGCATTCCTTCGTAATCGACAAATGCATCGGGACTGCATCCCGTATAGTCATTAAACAACTTGAATGCAGGTTTTAATACAAGCGTTTCGCTGTTGAGATTCATCTTCTTTACTACTTGCTCGATGGCTGTCTGCTCCCATTCGTTACCCCAATCAATCGCACGACCATAGGCATCATCGCTCGACTGATTGGTAATTACTTCCATCGCTTTCTTGGTGATATATGTCATCGCGGTCTGCGAGAATAGACCTGCCTCACGTGCCTCTTTGCTTTTCGGCTTGGTCATAAGAGCCGAGATACCGCTTCCAGTAAAGCGACCGAGTCGTAATCGTGACCACGCTTCGGATTGTTGAGCGGCGTGTATTAATGCGTCTTGAATGTATGGGTTCATCGTGATTTAAGTAAAGTGTTTAATGTTGCTTTTTGTGTCTCGGTCATGACCTCCGCAAGTGCCTCCATGGCTTCGCGTATCTCGAATTCGTCACCACCGTTCTTGGCCGCAAGGCAAAGCTTCTCAAACGTGGTAGGTGGTAGTTGAGCCATTCCACTATTTGATGGCGTTATTTTAAACGGCTTATATACATCAGCGTTCTTGCGATTGAGGTCTCTGCCGAATATCTTACCGAGCGATTGAGCCGCATTCTTTAGGCATTCAGCTTTCAATTTTGGGAAGGCGAGGTCGAGTGCATTAGGCTTTTTATTCATTGGATTGATTGCCCATTGATTTCTTTCTTGGCCTTCGAATCCTTGCGGTACTTTATCGACCATAATAATTACTGATGCCGCTCCGATACGAGTCAACTTCTGACCATTTACCGGGTTGATTACTTCAAGCGTGAGTGATCCCTGCACTTCGTTCGCGATCGCCGACCATGTGAAGTTACTTGTCGACCATTGCCCGAAAAACAATTCGTCAAGTGTCATCTCTATATGCGAAATTGTAATAGTCTTCGCACGACCATCGGGCGTGTATTCGATTGCCTCATGGGCAGGCTCGGAATTGAGCCGCCCAATGAATTTTTGTAGTTGTTCCAATTGTTCCATTGGGATAAGGTTTTTAGGTATTAATAGGGGTTATTATAATCTTCAAGTTCTTCGTCATTAAGGAGAAGCCATCCATCTCCATAACACTTCTCGCATCTATGGCCGCGATATGGAGGCTCGTGTTCCGTGAACATACCGTGTCCATCGCATTCCTTGCAAACAACTCGGTGCGTGTTCATAGTTCAAACTTTTTGAGTGCGACTTGAAGTGCAGAATTGAACTCCTCAATCGGCATCGACTCGGAGCAGGTCTCGAATTGACGGCGTAGGTACTCCTCGGTTCGGATGTGATTGACAAGAGTCTCGTTGAGCAGGTAGATAGCATCGTTTTCCGACTTGATGTAGAGCATCTCATACGGCAACGCAGGGTTGCGGAAGGCCGCAGGTGTCTCGATGGTGATGGTGGTGGTCGTCTCGACCTTTGTTTTTAGGGTTAATTCCATTTTTTACGTTTTTATTGATTAGAAGGTGATTACAAGTATGATGAAGAAGATGGCCGCGATGGCCACGTCAAGCAAAAAGTCCATTGATTTCTCTTGTGGTAAGGAGCAATTCGACTCGGACTTCGTCGTTGGCCGCAACGTATTCGCCGACCACTGGTTGCGTGGGTTCGAGATGGAAACCATCACAGAATTCTTTAAGCCAATTGAGACCTTGAGTTCGTGACTTGGAGATGGAAAAAGATTTGTCATGGGTTTTGAGATTGGTAATAATTAGGATAGCCATTGGGTGTTTATGTATATGTTGTATCCGTGAATTCGGTTAAGAGTCGCTATTGCCTTGGATAGGTCAGCATCGGTCAATCGTTGGGTCTTGATAACCACGAATGGATCGAGTTGCTTACCGTGTTGGGTAGCGATAACGTGGATAGTCTTCACAACAATTCCATTGTAAAGTCATAACCACGACCGCCTGCTGACCAACCGATAACTTGTCCGTTCTCGACAATTGCTTCGGGAAGCATAT